ATGAGCGATGGCCGTCAATCCACCCTCGACTTGCCGGAAACGATCGTGCAGCCGCCGAAAGTTACCGACCGCACCATTTGGCACGTTGGCGTATCTGGTGGAAAAGATTCAGCAGCGGCTTTGCTCTGGCTTGTGCGCGAGAGCGGAATTCCAAAAGCGAAAATCCGCGCCACGTTTTGCGACATTGGCAATGATCACCCGTGGACCTTGGAGCATGTAAAAATGCTCAGCGAACGGGTTCACCCAATTGAAACAGTCCGACCCGTCATGCAGTTTTTCGAACTCGCGTTTGACCGGCGCCCCACGCACGCCGTTACAGGGCGCATGGGCAATGCCGCGTTGGTTCCGCCGCGCCGTCCGCAACAAAACCAGCCAAGTCGCCTGCGAGGTTATATGAACGAAACAACACCCGAAATCGTTGTACAGAGTCAACCTATCGACCTCGAAATAACCGAGTTGCTCGGTGAAAAGGCCCGTGATTTTCTCATCATGTGTTTTGACGGCGTGCACTTCGAAGATTTTGGCACTCCAAACGACACACCTTTGAACCGCGCCAACTGGCAACACATCATCGATGCTCTCAACGACAGGTCTAAAAAATCGTTATGGCCAAAAATGTTTGAAAACTGGAAGGTGAATATCTGCAAGCAATTCGCGCTCCCAATAACCACAACCGCCAAAGAGTTTCGCCCGGTTGTATCGTTTAAAATTTCGCGGGTGTGCCACGGCTATTCAGAACACTTCCACGCTGCCGTCAGCTTGTTCGAAACACTATCGGACAAAATATCAGCATGGACCGTCAGAAAACGCGGAGACGACACCTTTGTCGAGATCGTAACCAAAGATTTTGTGCCGTTTCACGACGGCGGCTCGGATAAACCAGCGCTCATAATCGCAAGGGCTGTCCGTTCCATGTTGAAACACCTTCAACGAATGGAACAAATCAGATGACCGCAAAACCCACGGTGCCGAAAGCTTCGAGAATTCGGCGCGCGTCCGTATCCGATGCCATTTGTCCGCACTCGCGAATTGGCACGATTCAATTGGCCTTGCGCCATCCGGCGTTTAAGAAGCGGCCAACCGCGCGGTTTGCAAAACAGTTTGGTGAGGACCTTGAAAAGGAAATCGTCCGTTTAGACCCGAAACTGGCCATGGCCGCTGCCGCCGGCTGGAACCCAAAGTTTGACCGATGAGAATGTTCACCGAGCAGTGGACCAAGGCCAACATCGTCAGTTGGGTGAAATCGCGAGCCGCACTTGGAACCTACGACGGCATCATGACACCGCGCGCCAAAGCGTATTCAGATTCCTGCACGGCCGCGTACAAGCCTGACGGTTCCATTCTGCTTTTCACGCGCGATGAAGGAATGCACGAGTGCGGCTGGTGGAAGAATCCAGATTACGAACGCTGCTTGCACTTGTCGCTGAGCTTCCGCGACCCGGAAACTGGCAAGCCGCGCCCGCGCGACAAGGATCTAAGCGACGAGTGGATTGACCTGTTTTTCGGCCCAACCAAAAATCTGATCTGGGCCGAGCCGCCGTATTATCCGGAGGGCAAGAAAAACGATGTGTGGCATTACCGCGTTTTCTACGCACCTGGTTGGGTTGCTCCAATTTTGCCGCGCGGCGAAGTCTATTCGAAGGATTGGACGCCAAAACACTGGCTTTCGTGGAGTGACCTACGCGCAAAGCTCGGTCAGGAAACCGACCTGATTATGGAAGGTTTGAGTTAGTGAAGATTCTGCTGTTCCAACTCGACGGCAAGATTCCAAACATTGCGCTGATGCGCATCGCCGCCCATCATCGGGCGCTTGGCGACGAGGTTACGTTGCGGCACACCGGCAACCCAACGCGTGAGCTTTGGGACCATCCAGATAGAGTTTACGGCTCCGCGATTTTTGAGAAAACCAAACCCGCCATTGACCAGCTTTTGCAGCATTTCCCTACCGCGATTGTGGGCGGCACTGGTGTCAATGTTTCAGTGACGCTCGAGCAACACGGCATAACGACGACAAAACAGGATTACAGCGTATATCCGAAGTGGCGTCAGAGCATCGGATTCACTCAACGCGGGTGCCGCCTGCGCTGTTCGTTCTGCGTTGTGCCACGGAAGGAAGGCGCGATGCGGCCAGAAAACACCGTAGCTGAAATCTGGCGAGGTGAACAATATCCTCGCGAGTTGCTATTGCTCGACAACGATTTTTTTGGCCAACCGAACTGGCGGGATCGTATCACTGAAATTCGCGATGGCCGTTTCAAGGTCAGCTTCAATCAAGGCATCAACGCTCGTTTTCTGACCGATGAAGCCGCCGAAGCTATCGCCAGCATCGACTACCGCGACGATTCGATGAAACGCAAGTGTATCTACACGGCGTGGGATAACCTCAAGGATGAGGAGCGCCTGTTTGCAGGGTTGAACCGGCTCGTTAAGTATGGTGTGAAGCCTGATCACATCATGGTCTACATTCTCGTCGGATATTGGCCAGGTGAAACTCAGGAACAGCGTTTGTACCGAGCTCGCAAACTGCGGGATTTCGGGGCACGGCCATACCCGATGCCATTTGTTCGCACACCAGAGTTGATGGGCTTCCAACGTTGGATCGTCGGAGCGTACGACAAGCGCATCGCATGGAAGGAATGGGAACGCGCGAGCTACCGACCTGAAAAACTACAACTCGCATGACCAAACACATCATCATCGGCATCAAAGGCGAAGGCGTCATTAACATCGACCAACTCAAAGTCGATAAAATCGTCATCGAAAATCAGGCGCATCGGCTCCTGTTACGCCGTGCCCAAGAGGACGGCACCAACATCAAGGAATCCCTCCGCCGCACCCTCACTGAAGCCATCAACGAATTTATTGACAATAACACCTTCGTTTGACAGGTTCCCGATTCAGGAACCATGAAAACCAAGTCCGCTATAATGCTCCTGCTTGTCTCCATCGCCTCCATAACCGCTCACGGTCAGACAGTGACCCTCTACGCGGTCAGCACAGCCGCGCAATCCTTCGACAGCGCGCCGCTCGCCGTTGGGAGCAACCAGGTAGCAAGGGTTTCCTATTTTGGCGGCACAAGCTACTCGACCAAGGCGCTCGACGCCACAATGACAGTGGCCCTTGATGGAGTTATCACCAACGCACTGAGCATCAGCGGAAACCTTCCTGTCATTGCGGGTCCTGCAACCATTCAGGTCAGCGCACCATATCCAAGCTCGGTTATCTGCACCGTTTCGATTACCGACAACGCGCCGCCAAAATCGTGTCTGCAAACCGTGTCTTCAACCGCCGTGGTAATTCCATCCGATACAAATGGCCCGGTCACGATCGCCTTGGAATCCAGCGCCGACATGGTAACATGGAACGCTGCACAACCCGGAACCTATGGTGTGACGACAACGAACCGATTTTTTCGGGTGAGAGCAACCCGTTAACTGAGCTTATGAAACCGATCTTCGTTCTCATGTTGATTCCGGCGGTTGTAGCAGTCGTTGTCAGCGTCTTTGTCTGTTTTAAAGCCATGTTTGCTGAGCCGCCGCTCACCTACGATAAATCATTCTTTTTAGCTCAGAGCTACCGACACTCATGGTGGCTCGGATTCAGGGGATTGAATTACGTGGCCTACGTTTTCTATCTGCTTTACGTCGTGTCGTCGTGCCCAAGCGGTTCAGATATCGCGACTGTGTTCGCCCAATTATTTCGATGACTGTTTGATTTTGTCGAAGCCTGCCTTTAATTGTGCGCGCTCTGCTTTGGCGCGGTTATAGACCTGTTTTTGCTCAGGAGTCATTAGCCGCTTAAACTTCTCTTCGCGGGCAGCATCGCCGGTAAATGGTCGGTTTTCGAGCGAGCTATAATGCCCCTCGATCGTTTCGGGCTTGTGACCGTCTTTGACCAACGATTGATATTCTTTGCTCGCTTCGTCCAACTTCCCCGCCTCGAGATAATCGTTCAGCGCCCTGTAGACACTTTCAGTCCCGACTCTGGATTCTCGCTCAGTCGCGTAGTTCTGCGCGCGCGCATCGGGTTGTTTGCGGTTGAACTTGTCCGCCAACTCATACATTTGCGTTTGCGCTGTGAACTTTTGGCTGCCAAGTCCGACCGTCGCCTGCCCCAACGTGCTCAGCGCAGTCTGCTCGCGTTTCGCTTTGCCTGGCAACAATCCCTCCGAGCCGATGGGTGACAGCCACTCAGCCAAACTGCGGATTGCCAATTCTGCCCGCCGCAAGCCGGGAGCGTCGGTAAACGTTCGAATTTTTGCACCGGTCCGCATGTCTCTACCGGTAGCAACGTCGTGGCCAGCGCGCACCCACGGGCCGAGTCGGCCAGCAAGAAACGATTGCCCGTCAGTCATCATGTGGTGCATGTCACTGACGATGGTGCGCACCGAGTATTCCCGGTTTTTGTAGATGACCGAAAACGCATGGTCCCAGCCCCAGTGTGGATCATCATCGAGCAACTTATTGAACACGCGCGCGCCGATATACAGCATGGCGGCCTGAGTCACCAAAAAACGTTGCTGCTCTCGCCCGTATGGCTTCATTGCCTGACCGACGACCTTTGCGCGTGAAATCAGGAAATCCGGCGCGGAGAATAGCAACCGGTTCAAATCAACCAGGTGCCTGTCGCGTCCCATCAGTCGCCAGTTTTGACCACCAAGCGCGGCGTTGACCTGCTGTGCCGACAATTCTGCGACTTGGTCAGTGGTCAATTTATTTTCCGCGCGCGAATCCGGTCCATACCGTTTCAAATTGCGCTCATTGACCGTCTGCCAAAGCTTCATTTTCATGGTCGGCAGATACGTCTTAAACACAAAGTCAGTCATTTTGGCCATCGCGTCGCCAAGCCCCGGCACTTTCGACCACAAGCCGCCGTGTGTTCCCAAACCCTCCTGAAACTGCGTTTGTTCGCGGTCGAACCCGAGCAAGAGACCATTACGCACCGCTGAGGCCTGTTCGGGTTCGCGCAGGTCAATACGGAACCCGTTCATAAACGGATTAACACCGTGGAAAATGACATGCTCGCCCAGTGTAAACATGTGGAACGTTCCCAAGGCAAACTTGCTCGACGTCAAAAACATTTTGGTTTTGAGCAACGGCGCTACGACTTTCCCGAGTCCGGTAAGCTCGTTGGTCTTAGGATCGCGCCACGGCTGCTGCAGCTCGTTTTTTAAGAAGCCGTAATGATCTGGGTGCACCAACATATCGCCTTGCACCAAAACCTTGCCGGGCGGGAACGGTTTGCCGGTCTCCGGGTCAATGGCACCCTCGATCGTGTTGGCGACAAACTTCCAATTTCGCAACGCCCAATGGTCAACCGACATGTATGGTCTGCCGTCCACGGTCGCATCGCTGGCACTGCGCGATTTAGAATCCACCAGGTAAGCGCGCCCGGTGCCCTGTGGCACAATCTTCGCCGAGCCTGAGACCTTGACCACGGGCAAGCCATCCGCTGCTTTGGCATCCTTCAGCGCCCATATCACCGCGCGGCTGCTCAAGTTTTTAGAGAATGCGCGATTATAGACGGCTACCAATTTGCCGACGTCCGTTGTCAGTGGCACGCCGCCAGCCATGATTCCATCGAAATAAGAATCGTGCGACCGCTGCAATGCAAAGAACGGGTCTCGAGGATCCAATTTGGCGCGCCAATTGCCTGCGGACTGTTTGCCCGGTTCATCGACCGAGTCGCCACTTGGAATATCTTTTGGCGGTTTGTCCCACAACATCGGCACGCCGTAGTTTTCGCGGCCTTTATCGACCATTCCGGCCAGAGTCGCGTCCAACAGCTTTTGGTCGAACTCTTGTTTAATCTTCTGCGCAACGGCCTTCTCAGAATCGGTCAAACTGCGCGCGGCTTCGAACTCGGCTTTAAATCGCTCCGGGACGCTCGTGGCCCAGTGGTCCAACAATGCCTGGTCGCCTTTTGCGAACAGGTAATGGCTGATGCCTTTACGGCGAACCGGGTCGGACACTTTCTGGTTGATCTCGTCTTCCCATTGTCGGGTTTCATGGCCAACGGTTTCCTCAGCCAAACTCCAATCTTTGATGGTGCGACGAAAATCTGTGTCAGCCGGCGGACTCTTGTAGCTTTCGACAAACGCTTTCCATGCCGACTGCGCACCAATCCACTTTTTGCTGACCGCATCGCCGAAGGATTGCGCACGCTCTTTGGCAATGCGCACCAAATTGAACCTGTCCGCCAACGTCTTTTTTGGACTGTCAATGTCTTGACCGCGCAACCAATCGACCAGCGATGACAACGAGCGCGAGGCCTGTGGCAAATCTCCTGAAGTATCCTTTGGCAGCCGTCCGTCCTGCTGCATTTTCTCATACACACCCGCGACGATATTTTGCGGGCACTTAGACAGCTCGTTTTGGATTTCTTCAGCGGCCGATATCAGTTCCCGGGCCGCATCGCCCTTTCCAGCCGCGCTGATTTTTTCGCCAATGCGCTGATGGCTGAGAATTATATCGGCAATGTAGTCCGGGTTAGACCGCAACTTGCGTTGGGCTTCACGGTACCGAACTCCGGCCAGCATCTTCGCCTGATACCGTTCCTTTTTTGACCGTTCATCAACGATCCGTTTTTGTCCCAGCGGATAATCGACACCCTCAGTCGGCTCAAGTTTACCGGCTTTGGCCGTGCCGTAGTCGCGAATGGCCTGTATCAATTCCTCGTGGCGCTTGTCCAAATCATCTTTGAGCGTTTGCCACTTGGGCTTGTCCATTTTTCCCGCCTCTTCCGAGGTCGAAGAACTGGACACGGGCAACGCTTCTGTGGCGTTGGTGTTATCGACCGGCTCAGCCGCGCCGCTCTTAATTCCTTCGAGGGTTGGTTTCATCGACGCGGCAAACCGCCGCGCCTCGTCAAAGTTGAAATCCTTATTGCCCATCGACTGAAGGTGACTAAGCGCCACGCGTATGGCGTGATCGGGAGTGTCGCCGGCGTTGACCAAATCGCGCGCCAGTTTCCAAACCTCGTTGCCGTCATCTTTGGACAGCCATTTAGGCCGGTCCGCTTCGCCTTCCTTTTCCAATTCCCGGAATGAAAACCGCGCCGTGCCTTCGGAAGTTTCAGGCGACGATGTTTCCAATGATCGTTCAGCACTACGCAACGCCGATCGAATATCGCTTTCGCTCACGTCGAGTTTCATGCCCAGTTGCCGCGCCCACTGTTTGAACTGCGCAACGACACGCTGCCAAAGTGTCGGATCAGTGCCCGGATTTTCGGCGAGGCGTGCCACAACCTCTTCAGCGGCCGCCCGCCGGTCCTCGAGGTTTTTGAGATTAAATCCGTAGTCTTCGACAACTGAGCGCATCGTGGGCGAATCCCAGTGGCCGGAAAAGACGCCGTCCATAAAACCGTCGAAGTGCGCGCCCATCACTTTGCGCACGCCAAGATGACCAACCGTTTCGTGCAGGAATACTTCACGCGCACGTTGTGGCGAGTCGATGTTGTCTGCAATCAGGTGCACCTTGCCGGTTTCAGGGTCAAAAACACCTTCGGTGCGACCTTCGGCGCCCTGCGATCGTATTTGCTTTAGCAAATGCTCTGGCAATTCGGATTCTGACTGGACGATGTTGACGCGTGCACCGGCCAACCGTTTCGAGATTGGTTGCACGGCTTGTTCAACGGCCGTCCTGTCGGAACCGTGCGCGGCAGCTTTGTCACTGACCTTTAACCGTCCGGGTTGCTGCCACGGTTCCGGTTTAAAGTATTTTTCGAAATGCGGATGTGCCTGACGCTGAACCGCTGATATTTCCGCGCTACGGCGAGCTTCGTTGGCCATGCGTTGGCTACGACCGGCTGCCGACTCTGTCGGGTGCGGCACCGAGTCACGATAAGAAACGTGGCTGGCGTTCTGGATTTCGCGCAAGGCAACGTGTCGATCGTAACTGGCATCGCCACCAGCAAACATCAGGTCCAACAATCGCGTGGGTGTTTTCCTGAAATCGATTGAACCGTCTGGACGTCGCACCGCGCGCTCTGCAGCGGTACGTGCATTGTCGATGGCTAATTGCCACTTGGGTAAATTCGCTTCGAACGCGCGAAGTTTTTCCGGTAGTCCCGTGTAAGATGGCCGCGTTAATTCAGGCCGATTGGAGGAGGAGGCGGGTCGTCGTAGTGCGCCTTCACCCTCTGGTTTACTCTCGGTCCCGGGCGATACTGGCTCTCGTCTATCACCTGCGCGCCGCCGGGCAGATTCGTTATCTTGCTGCCGTCGCGAAATTTCTTTGTCTTGGGCTTCGCGGTGTTGCCGGGTTTCATTGCGCTGTTCAGTTTCTTCCTCGGCAGTCGTTTTGTCAATCATGCCGCGCGCTTTGGCTTCCAACTCCAAATTGTGATGCTCGGGAGTGCCAGGTGTTGCGCCTGCCAACCGGCCTTCCAATTCGTTGTCGGGTATGTTCCACAATGACGGGTCGCCGGGCTCAGCGACATCAGCACTGCGTTTAACCGAGAAAAGCGAACGTTGACCGGCTTTGTCCTCTCGGACCTCACCGCCGAACATTTCCTTGGTCGTGTCGACGTCCTGACCGGTTAACGGTTTCGCCTGTCGGGCCAACATTTGTTCGCGAGCGGCTTTCTGGTCAGCGGCTTCTTTCTCACCAGCAAGCCGCGCCTTTTGGTCTGCAACCGATTCGGGCGAAGAAAACAAATCACCGCCGGGTTTAACCGACATCCGCGCGGGTTTTGGTAACGTGCCGTTTCCGGGAACGTGCTCTTTGACAAATATATCAGTGCCTTCTGGTAATTCCTGCCAACCAAATGTCGGTCCGTCTTTAACTGAAACTGTGCCGGTGTCCGGGTCAATGTGCCTAACCTCAAATTCTTCGTGGCTGAGCCCTTTGCCGCGCAGCCTGAACGTGTCACCGACCTTGAGCTGGTCAGCGTTTATTTTTTTCAAACCAGCTTTACTCGCCGGATCCATGGACGTGTCCCAAAACAATTTTGCTTTACCCTCCGGGTCAGTCGGGAACTTGTTTTGGTTAGCCGGGTGCGCGGCGTCCCATGCGCGCTCAACCAATTCACTGGCGCTGTCTGGCACTCCACCAGCAAAACCCAGTCCTTGCCGGTGCCCCGTTTGAATCCCGTCCAACGTCTCGTCAATACGGGTGTGTTCGCCGCCAAAGCCCGCGGCGCGATATGCTTTGGCAAGGTCCTTGAATTCTTTGCGGTGCCGACCACGTTCAGCGGCTGACCGCAGCTCTTCGAGAATGCCATCGAGCGCGTCATAATCCGCGCCGTATTCGCCAGCGATCTTGCGCGGTGTTTCACCGGCTGCCATTCGTTTCATGGCCGTGCTCAGGTCCGGGCCTCCCAATCCACCGTTTTCTCTCACCGCATCAAGCAACGTGTAATCGCCGCCGATTTCTCGTTTTTCACGTCGCCGCGCGTTTGGTGAAGGTGCGGGTGCGGCTGATGGTGTTGCTTCGGCTGGCTGTGCAGTCTCCGGAGGTAGCGCGGCGGCGTTGGCGCGCAATTCGTCGGTAAATTTTTCGGTAATGGTCGCTGGTTTGTCCGCGGGCGTTTCTGGCGTGGCCTTGTGTTGAGCCAGCAACGTTTTGATTTCGTCCAATTTTTGGCCGATGACATCGCCCACCGTCGCCACTGGTTTTTGCGGTGGACTAGTTTTATTTTCTGGCGGCGTATTTAGTCCACTTTTTGGCGGTTGAACATCAGTTGCTTGCGGAGGCGTTGGACTAGTTCCCGATTCGGGAACAAAGTCGATTTTCGGCTGCTCTAAATTGATCGTTTGGTTTGGCGCAACATCGCCTGAAGGTTTGGGCGCTTGCTCACCTTCTACTGGTCGGTAAAACGAATCCTGTAGCCGCGCCGGCGGCTCCGTCGAACGAATGCGCGTGGCTTCGTGCGCACCGCCAACACCAAGAATCGCGGCGTTTAAAATGGCGCTGGTGGCAATCTTGTAAGCCTCACGTTTGTTGCCAGACTGCATTGCCTGGTCGAACGCGGCTTTTTGGTCGGGCAACGACAAGACGTAGTCGCCAGAGAAAACACCAAGCAACGTTGTGCCAAGTTTCTCACCAAAGGCGACTGGCGCCGCCGCGATCGGGAAATTGAGCCCGGCATCTACTGCACCCTCCTCGATGCCGCCAATTTCGTCGGGCAGGAACTTTTTCGAAAGCCACTCGTTACCTTTTCGCATCGGCTCCGCGGCTTGCGGTGGAATCGCCGCGAATTTGAACCCGGTATTTACCAAGTCCATTGGCGTGGTTTGGCCGCCGCCCATATCCCGCTGCATTTCGCGCACTTCTGGCAGTGGCTCGCCCAAGAATTTTGTGACCAACGGATGATTGCGAAAACGCTGCATCAACGTGGGCTCTTGCAGGACATCGCGAGCGGAGCCATAAACTCCCGGTGGTGCACCGCCCGGATTAGCGTTGTCGGTCACTCGATATGACAATGGTGATCGTGTGCGGGGCTCGTCAGGTTCAAAGTCTATGCGCGGTGCGGCATCCGCATTAGCAGGTGATGCTGCCACCTCCGGCTCGAAATCAATCTTCGGCGCGACGCTGGTATTGGCCGGCGGCGCAGCCACCTCGGGTTCAAAATCGATGACATCCGCCATAACTGTTAATCACCGGAATCCACTGGTGCATCGGGTTGTTTGGCCAACTTGAATCCAGCTTTCAAAGCCGCATCGACCTGCGTCGCTGGTATAAATCCCGGCGTGCCGTTGGGATGAAGAACGCGAACCTTCACAGGCTGAGCTTCTGTCTGAGCGGGAGCTGCAGCAGCGGCAGCCGGTTGATTAGGCACTGTTGGCGACGGTGCGGCTTGTTCGGTGGGCTCCACGTCAGGGTTGGTTTCTTCGCTCCCTTCGCCGGGCGCTGCCGTTGGACGCACATTTACGCCAGTGGCGGCCAATGCAGCCGCCGTTTGGCCAGAATTCAACGGGCGTTTCACTGTGCGCTTCAAAATCGCGGGCGTGCCCGGAATGCCGGGTTGCGCCGGGACCGCATCACGCTTTCCGATTCCAAAAAAACCGGTTCTCGCTGGGATGGCTGGCGTGCCTGGCACCGGATCAGTTCCGGGCACTTTATCGTACTCAACAGTCTCGTAGGCACCTTCTCCTTTGCCAGTATTTGGCGATATATTTTGTTGGGTTATCGTTCCGCTCTGCTTGTCATAAACGGCACCATTGCTGTTTACTGATGCGTATCGGTTCAACCCCGCAGCCGCCAATTTCTCAGCCGCAGCCGTTTTCGCATTCTCCTTCGACGCCTCGGCGCGAGTGGTTGCGGCATCTGTCGTAGCTTTCGCCCGCGCATCGGCAGTATATTTTGTGTTCGGTTGTGGCAAGCCAAGCGAGGTGAGCATTTCCGCCGCTGGGTGCCCTTTATTGGCCGCCGTGACTTTCGCGATCAGTCCCGAGAATTTGTAGACTTCAGGCGCGTCCATTTTTCCAGCTTGGATAAACGGTGCCGCGTCCTGTGCCGCTTTGCCCAACGCTTCGCGATCATCCGCGCTCAATTTGAGGTCAGAAAGTTTCTGTGCCAAAAGGGCGGCTTGTGCCTGGTATTGCTGACCGCGCTGTTGATTCACCTGCATTTGCGACGCGCGTTGCCGCGCCGCTGCCAGCATCGCAGGACGGTTGGCGATATAGGCCGCTGCACTGTTCAATCCTCCGGCCCAGTGGGCGGCTTCATTTCCGGTTCGTGGCATTGGCATAATAAAATTTCCTCGAGTTAAAACATTCGTTGACGCGGTGTTTGCAGACCGGCTCCGGCCAGCGCTGCCGCAAAATTCGGCGAAGAACTGGCCGCCGCCGCGCCGCCGATTTCGGCAGTCTCACCGGCGGCACTGCCGACCTGTGCAGCCGTGGTGCCAGCTTGGGCCGCGTTAGACGCCATTCCAGCCGCACCCGCGCCATACATCATCCCGATTGAACCGAGCGCACTGGCCACCATGCCAACGTCTCGCAAATCATCACCCGCGTGCGATGCGTGCTCGATTTCGTATTGATTGACCGAGAGGCTGCCGCGCGCTTTGTTGGCATTGAGAGCCAAATCCTGTGACGCTCGGGTGTTCTTAATTCCCTGTTGTTGATTCCAATCGCCGACGCCGCCGAGCTTGGCCTGTGCGCCGCCAACCATTCGACTCCACGCGGACGTCGCCAATTTTGCACCGGCCCGCGCCGATGCTCCGACATCACTTGCACCAGGTGAGGCCTGCACTGCAACGGGAGTGCCTTGGGCTGATTGGGCCACGCCACTGGGCGCTGTAGCTGTGGTGTAAGCGTTCTCGCGCCGTTGCGCGCCTGCGGTGATCTGTTGGTCAGCATTGTCGACGCTCGACTTTTCCAACGACTGGTCGAAAATCTTTTGGCGCTGGTCAGTCAAGGCCTGTTGCCGCGCCTGTTCGGCATCGCGCGCTTTGTGCATGGCGGAATTGGCTTCATCATTTGCGGCAATGGACATGCCAGTGCCGGCGACCGTTAAAACTGTTCCGGCGACAAATACCCAGCTCATAGATTTACCTCCTGAAGTTCTTTTAAAATTTCGGGTTCGATGGTGACGGGTTGTTCAAACGTTTGCGGTTCGATGATGCGCGCTTCAATGGCATCGACATCTTGGCCGCCGTCCGGGTTGGCATGCGCCGTTGTCCAAACGCAATCCTCGTGGATGTAGAGGATCCGTTGCGTGCCCGGTTTGGTCAGGCCGACGAATGGCGCGGCCAGATGCTGCGTGCCGACAAACGGGTCCCAGACGGACACGCGACCTTTGGAGATAACAAACTGATGCTCGGTCACGTGCTTTTTGGAAATGACGACAGTGCCACGCGGCATGAAGATTTCGCGCAAATAAAAGCCAGTGGCGAAATGATGTTTCACCGGGCAATTGACCGGCGGCAACGAGCACACGGCGGCGACCGCGTGAGAAACTTGCGAAATTGCGCAATTTGCCGATTCGTCCGATTTGGCGAGTTTGGGCTGTGTGGGTGGGCTCATTGAATGATTCTCGAACTGGGCGTGCTGGCCCCGGCGCCATAGGCCGTGGACCATGGCGAACCGACCTGTGCGCCGCCATTGTTGCTGTAGCTCTTGGCCGTTTGATTGACGACATAGGCGCGGGTGAAGTCGCCGAATAAATCGCCCAAAGGTTCCATCGGAGTTGGGGCATGAAGGTTCGACGCGGCCGCGTACGCGCCGGTGGCAGCAACGTTCGGGTCGGCGGTCGATTCCAGTTGATTGACCAATGACGTGCGCTGGCCTTCCACCTGGTTGCGCAGGTCATTGGCCACGCCGATGCCTTTGTCGGCAATGGCGCGTTTCTGGATGCCCGATTCTTTATCGAGAATGGCGTTACGATCGACGGCAGAGCCCGAATCACTCAAGCCCGCGTTGGCCAACGTGTAGGCCAACCCGCGCCGCGCTTTATCCTCCTGCATCTGCTCCTGTGGCATCGCGTATGACGTGTAGGATTTGGCGCGATCGTCGTAAAATTCGTCATCGAACTTGGCAAAGGTCGAGTTGATGTTGCCCAACCCTTGATCAATGCGCTTCTGCCGCGCTACCTCTTGAGCGCGCGCCTGTTCGGAACCATCTGAAGAATTGCTATACATTTTGCTCCTTATTTTCTTGGGGCTTATCGTAAAAGCGGACCATCGGCGCAACGGCCCTCTGGCACTCCCAACCGCCGGCCAGCCGCGCCAGATGCAAAACCAAATCCACATCCCCACATCGCACCGCGCGTTGCAGCTCCTCGCTCTCGCCGCGTTGCTTCAGCAAATCGCCGTCGATTTGACGCCCGATAGCACTGACCAAAAGTGCATCGATGGAATCAGCGTTGTGGAAGAGGAACGGATTCGTCAGTAAATTTGAGACAAACTCAGCCAGAGCCCGGTGCATCAGCTCTTTCTTTTCCATTTTCCAATGACCATTTTCCATTCCAGCCGGGCAATCGAGGTCAATCAAATCGTCCCAGACGTGCGCGAAATTCCAGAATGCCCAAAGCGCCCGTAGCACCTGCTCTTGCTCCTGTGGATCTGTGCGCCACGCTGCAATCTCGCGAAAGATTTTCTCGGTGTGCGGCCACTTGGCTTTCTCCTCTGGCGTGCTCATGTAGTCGGGCGCGGTCATTTCTCGACTGAGCCTCCAAAATGGATCAACGCCTTGCTCAACACGGCGGCGGTATTGCCTGTAGTCTTGAACCGCAACTTGATGTGGCTGCAACGGCGGTTGATTGGAATGATGCCATTGGCATAGCTTGAACCGTCCTTGTTGTAGACCAGTGTGACGTCGTCTTTGTTGTTGATATTGGTGCCGACGTAAACGACCCACGCGCCAGAGGCCGCAATGTCGATGGCACGCACGTCTTTCCCGGAAGCGGGACTTTGCATGTCCAGAAATGGAATGTCACCGGCCACAATTGAACCGTCGTAAGTGTTCCCATCCGCGCCGCCGTAAGCGTAGAGCGCATCGCCGTCGCGAGTGAATACCTGGCCATTTAAGACAACGAAGTTTTGCGGCGTGAATGCGTTGGCGAGCACAGGGTAAACCGTCCCGGGATTAAGCGCGTCCGCAGCCGTGGCCGTCGTGGCCGTGGCCATGAAATATTGAGCGGGTTGAATGACCTGCTTTCCGTTGGTCAGTGTGCCGCCTGCGCCATTGACATAGCTGTAAACGTTTCCAACGACCAACCCGTTAAAAACACCCGCCGCCGCCACAATGCCAACGTCCAACGTCTCGTAAGTTGGCGCGTAAGTGCTCCACGCCACGATCTGTGCCGATGGAAAGTAGCTCAACACATAGATGGTGTCTTTGAGGAAACACCAGTAGCGGTTGCTGTTCGGTTCGACCACGCCGCAAGCTGCCGCCTTTTGCAGGGCGGTGCTGTTGGTCAAAGCCGTCTGCACCAACTTATCGATTGGGCTGCCTAAATCGTTTATCTCCGCGTTCTCGGTGGCCACACGCGCCCGCAAACTGCGAAAACCGGTGTCAGCCAAAAAGACGCATTCCCATTCGCCGATGCGTTGCACCGATAATCCCGCGACGGTGCCGACATTTTCCAGCACTTGGCCGCGCTGCCATTGGTCTGGATCGGCATCGGGCGCGAACATGATAATGACACGGCGGGCAAAGAACGCGAATTTGCCCTGAAACAACGCCATGGCCACGATGCTCTCAGAATTCGCAAAAGTATTGGCCATATTGACGAAGCTGTTGCCCGCGCCGTTCAGGTCGTTGAATGCCGTTGGCCGGTCGATGGCTGAAAAAAGCGCCGTGTTGCCACACAGCATGTAAAGTTTGCGATCGTTGGTGAACAGAAACGCTGGCACTTGCCCGTTGAGATTTCCGCGTCCCAGCAACGTTTGTGTTCCTGTGTCGCCTGCGGTCAAGAGTAACTTGAACGTGTCACCAGCCGCCCAAGCGCCGCCAATCAAAACGTTAATCGCCTGGTTGGTTGCCGCCACGCCATCGACGCCGCCGCTCATCGGCGTGCACGTCGTTGTCAGCGTTAAATTGTCTGGATTTGCTGCTGACATATCAATCGAGGAATAAGCCGAAATTATCCGCGTCACTGGCCGAACCCACAATCGAATCGCCTGGTTGCATCTTAAAGGGCAACATTGGGCAGACCCACAGCGACAATTGCGGCGGCGTGAACAGCTTTGGGGTAATAAAGAATTCCCCGCCCGCCTTGGGCTGATAGATCAGCTCGAACGACGCGCCGGCGGCGTTACCGACATTCACCGATAAAACCGTGATCTCCGTCGGGCCGGAACCCGAGGCACTAAAGAGCACCGTTTTGACATTTGGAATGGAGTTAATGTATTTCATCGGGCTGTCGCCGTCGGGCGAGAGGTAATTTTGATCGTTACGAACGGTGAAAATCCGGTTTTCCCATTTGCATCCGTGACCTTGCACACGAAGCTGGCTGACTTCTGCTGAGGCTGTGCGCTGACCGTGCTCTGCGCATCGCGTGGTTGCGCGCCAATTCCAAAGCTCGTCGTGTCCGAATCCGGTGTGTTGGCGGCGATAGAGGCGGTACCGTTAACGAACTGCCATTGGAACACGTACGGCCCGAGGCCGCCGCTGGCTAAGGCTCGCACAGGGCCAACCACCGCGCTGAGGGTGCCTCCAAAATTATCCGTGACAAGCGACAGGCTCAGAGCCGTTTTGGTCACCTTGACCGTCAGCGTGCTTGTGCCAACTGTCGTAACCACCACGTTCGGGCCGTGCGTCACCACAACCGTGCTGTCTCCAAGGGATGTGTTTGTAACCGTCCTCGTCAAATAAAGGAGCTTTCCATCTGTAGCCGCCGCATAAGCGCTCGTCGTCGAGTTAATATCCGACACCAGCCGCGCGTAGAACGCCGCCTGCGTAGCGTCGATCGTTACCGTCCCAGCCGTGTCCGCTGCCAGCGCAATTGTCCCGCTCGTGGCCGTGTTGAAAGTAAATTGCGTCGTGCTCGTTACAGTCACCGTAAAGGTGCCGTTTACGTTTGCATTTGCGCACCCGGCAATCACCACCTTATCACCCGTGGTCAATCCATGAGCCGTGCCGCAATTGAATGTCACCAGCGTTAACGCCCGCGAGTAAGACGCGGATTTCACCGACGGAAAGGGATGCGCCTTCGTTAGTATTTGCGTCCCATCAATCGTGATTCCATTGATGACAAACAAACTGCCCGCAAAAGCAAAACTGCAATCATCTGCGCAAAATGTCGCGCCCGTGCTCACACCCACCTGGGCGTTGTTAATCGCCGCGCCGCTGGCCGTGGCGGTCAAGACCACGTGCTTGCCTTGGGCAACGGCAGAATAGCCGCTGTAGCCCGTTACTGCGTTGATGATGCGCGCAACGACAATGGCGGTGGCTTCGTCGCTGGTTGCCCACGGCACGAAGGTTTGCGGGTAAATGGAATTCTGCGCGCCATTGACCAGCAAAGGATTGAGCCCGCCGATTTTGACCTGCCCATTGACATCCGCCGTGGTCGCCTCATTGGCCACCACTCCGCAATCGTAAGTGAACGTGACTTTGTCGGGGACGCTCGTGACAGCAAACACGCCGTTATAGTTTGCCCCGCCAACGTTGCTGATTTCTACGATGTCGCCAACGCTCAAGCTGTGAACAAACCCGTAAACCAGCGTCACGATCGAGCCTGCGCGCGCGCGGCTGACCGTCCGCACGGCTGCGCCTGCGATATTGGCTTTGGCACCGAGCGAGGTTATGTCAACGCCGTTAACCGTTGCTCCGAGAAAATAGCCGCCGACCTGACCACGCAAGACCATGAATTTACCAGTGGCTTGGGCGGCGTCGATTCCGGGCTGTGGATCGTTCAGCTTGGAAACAGCCATGGTCCCGGCAGCGCTCACATTGTCGGTGTCGTAGCTGAACGCCGCGCCGTTAGTGCCATTGATGGTCACCGTGGATCCGTTGACTGTGGCCGTGTAATTGGCCGTTCGATTCACGGCGGAAGCCAGAGCGGCAGCAATCTTGGCGGTGGTATTCAATTGAGAAAGCACAAGGCCGTCAGTCAAATCGAACATCAAACCGCCGTCGTAATAACCGTAGCTTTTGCCGTCCGTGAATATCGCCGCCGCAACCGCTTTGCCGCCAAATTGCGTCGTGGCGATAATCGCGGTCATGGCGTGCTTGGCGGCGTCGTAGGCCGTGCCGCTACCATCGAGCATCGCCGGGTGTTGTAACCGCTGAAAAGCCACGGTCTGACCCAGCAAGGCCTGTGGGAAAGTGCCGCTCCGATCGGTACTGTCAAAAACCATCAGGCTATTGGCCAACGCGAGCAACCCAAAGGTGCCGGTCAATCCAGCCGCGCGCTGGAAGGCTTTGCGTTTCTCAATCTCCGCACCAGGCGTGATGTGGCAATTGACGGCGTCCGTCAATGTGCCGGCGGGCGCGGAAAGCATGTGTTTGCGCACATCCAGACCACCGCGAAAATCGTCTATGACTTGCTGACTCATTATGAAAAGCAAAAAGGCCGCGAAGCTGGCGAAGCTTGAACAAACTAACTCGCCGGTCTCGCGACCTTGAAACTGACACTAACAAACCGTTCCCGATTCGGGAACTACAATTTCAGATGTGGGAACACATTGGGAGTTGCCGGAAACCTAACACCGCCAATGGGCAGTCATTCAACACCGGCCGCCCCCCGTAGGGAATTGCCTGAAACCGGCCACCCCCAATGTGTTCCCGATACTCATCTCGCAAACCTGCACTTGAACTCTGCGGCCACATACTTGGGATTCTGAAACGCCACCTGAAATCCCTTTGTTTGGCTCGTGAACGGGTCAAAGACCAATGGATGATGGCTGTAGCCAACCCTGATCGTTTGTGATAGTGGACCGCTGATGATTTGACCGCGTCCACCATTTTCTGTTGGCAGCCAAACTATGTATCTGAACGCTACATAGAGCGGCTTCAAACCGCCTGGTATGGCGTAAAATCGGGAGGTTGCAGACATGATGCCACGTTTAGGAACCGGGGCAATTAGTGTGATATTCGTGGTCGCGCTCGAGTTGGCAGCCGAAACATCACGATAGTCCATGTCCTTCTCTTTCATCAGTCCGTCGAGACAAGAGACAAGATTGATCAATTGGCCGTTACCTGTGACGGCGAGTTGATTGCTCTTGTGGATGTGATCATATTGTGGAATCACATGCGTATCATCGTTACCGTTACGATTCCAAAAGCGAGTAGCTGTCCATGGTTTTGCAGCAAACGCGACATGAGCAACCCACTGCATTCCAGATGGACGATTCGGACGGTTTTTATCCTTTCGACGCATAACAAGGTGCACCATCTCAATAAACACCTGGTTGGCGAACACACTCGCGACGATGTCTTTGACGATAAGAACCGGCGGGTTGATCAGGGTCGCGTTCGCGGAATTTAAGCCATTATCGTAATACTTAAACGTGTTTGCAGAATTGACGGTGCTCAACGAGACCTTCGGGACAGGTAGCACGATCGCTGAACCACCGCCCATATCAATGTCGTTGCCGTCTTTGTCGATCAATCGCACCAACTCCGCGCCGGTCTTGCCGTAAGCCGGCGGCACGGCTCCGCGCACCAACTGCATGATGCGTTCACCAAATGAGCCGAACAGTGCCATACGATTATTTCAGGTGCGGTGGCAGTAACTTTTCCAAAGGCGCGCCAAACGAACCGCCCACGGGCAATTCAGGAACTTCGGCGGTAGAATTGCTGGCCGTCACAGTAAACACTCCATGGTCCAAATAGAATGTCACCCAGGCGCATGTCTCAGTAACGTTTGTCACCCGCGTCCATTTTCCATTGCTGGCCGCTTCCGACCGCCAATAGACGTTGAACGATTGGACAACGCCGGGTGGGTTGGGGTTGTCCCAACACAACAACCCACCCGTGAGCATCGCGGCCAGCACAATGTTGGCGGGCGCGTTCATTAAACCGCGACTGTGACGTCGCCCTGTTCTTTTAGCAGACGATCCCAGTCCGCCCATGAAAAGGTGAAAAAGCCATTCTTACCCCATCCGGTGCCCCACGAATTACACGCGGTCACAGTTTTCTTTTCCACATCGATTGCGACCACTTCAAACTCATGGCCGCCGCGCACCGCGCCAGTGACGTGAACCAAACCGTTGGCATCGGGATTATCAAAACCCTCATACCAATTGACGCCAGTGATGACCGGTCCAAGTACCAGAGCGGCCAGCGCATGTTGCAGACCGAACGCGTGATGATAGGCCGTGATAAAGCCCATCTTCTTGGCCGCTTTCATTACCGCCAGACCGCTGCTGCCGGTATCGTGCGGGGGATAACTGCCCGGGATTTTATCGAGCTTTGTTCCCGCTTCATAAATGGATACGGCAGTTGCTTCGTTGAGCGCCGGGCGACTCAGGTCAAAATAGGGAACGGTCATCAAGAGGCCTGCCATGGCATTGCCCGTGCAGGAGCCGAGTTGCCCTTGGTCAAACGCGGCGCATTTACGCTCATGCGTGACACTTTTCAAGGCCGCCGCCTGCGCCGCCGGAAACTGGCGCGAGGCTGGGTCATGCTCGATGTGTCGCCCGAGAAATTTAAGCTTCATAAGATTTAGAGTTCAGTTTTCTACGGTTCGATGTCCGTTACGGTTTAACGGACTTCACCGCCGCGCTCACAGCGGCATTGACGACCGCGCCGGTCAGAGCAACGACATTGGATCCGCTGGACTCTTGGCTGAGCCCATCGACGCCGATGGATTGTTTGCCGCGTTCGGATTGTGAGGCGCGGAACTTCGTCAGCTCGCTTTTGCTGTCGAAGAAGGTTCGAGCCTTGACCGTTGTCACCGTATTGGTGCTTCCGTTGCCGAGGTCGGTTTCAGAAACCGTGCTGGTGAAGGATGAACAGCCAGTGGATAACGCCACGGCGGCAACAGCCACCAGGCACGATAGGAATAGTGTTCGCATAAATTATTTTGATGGTTCGGCTGCCGGCGCGGTTTCTTGGGGCTTCTGACTCGCCAGATGGTCGGCGAATGCCGTTGACCGAAACATTTTCAAAGCCCCGATTCCCGCCAATGAAATGGCGGCAAAGGACTTGATATAAAACAGCACTGCCAAATCGATGTACTTGGCCGCCTCATCCGAGCCAGCAATCCCTTGGGCAGAGGCGAGCACGGCAATGGCGAAATAAAGCAGGCAATCAATCCAAAACGTTGGGATGTTCGCTATAAATTTCATAACTGTTTACTCCGTTGTCCGTGGTGAATTGGCTTTGGGCGCACGCGCACGCGCCAGCAGATCGTTAATGCGCGCTTCCGTGACACAGTTTTTTTCCAGTCCATCTACCTTCGTGCTGATTACCGCGACGTTTGTGACCAACACGGGCACGGTCTCAAGCTTCGCCTGAATGTCATGCCACGAATACCAGGCAAATCCGCTCAGCGCTAAAAGGATCAGCGTGTTCAAATTTAAATGGTGGGAGAGGGCCTTCATAATCAATTGACGGTTACGGTTACTGCAGGAGGCGTCACCTTCGCTCCATTTGGCGCAGTAATAACCAAGGTGTACACGCCCGCGTCGGCGACGGTCACGTTGTCGACGTGGTAAGCAACAGGGTTTTGCACCGCACCATTTGCGCCGGGAATCGCAACGGCATCTTTGAACCATTGATACGTTGACCCTTCAGGCGCGTAGCCGATTCCAAGATTCAAGCTTGCTGGGTCAGGCCCAATCTGCGCCGACAAATCCAATGCATCGTCGGGGTTTAGCACTTGGTCACCTTGTTCAAGTAAAATGCCAGCAGGCACATCCACCGTGACGAGTGAGGAATTCACGACCTTTGCCCCCCGCGTCACCACACATCGATATGAAATGCGGTTTGGACAGTTGTCGATCGCGATTGGTGGATTATCGAACTGGGCCGCGTTCTGACCGCCAACATCTTCCCAGTCGGCGTTGGCCGCTGTATTATCCGGTCCCAAGTTTTCCTGCCACTGGTAGGTTACCCCAGCGCCGTGGGTAGCAATGTTCAGTTTCCATGTGCCGTCGCCATTGACCGAAAACGTCGGCTCAGTGGTAATGATCGCGTAATCGCTTGTTATCGTGGCACCATTTGTAATCAAAGCCGCCGCCGCCGCCATACCAGTCGGCACAGACGGAGCCGCACAACCCGTAATGATGAGCGTGCCAATAAAGCCAATGCCAAGCAGCACAGAAAGCCACGCGTCAACCTGAGTTTCAGTTAGATTCTGCCCGTCAAGGTCGTAGGTCCCGTTTTGGGTCACTTGCGGTCCCATCGCATAACCCGGTTTAATTCGTCGTGCCATAATTCGCTTAGAGGTAGTAAGCCTTGATCATGCCCGGAGTGGTGCCAGGCGAAGCCAATTGGTCGTTGCGCGAGCTCCACCAAATCGAGCACCCGTATTTTTCAATGCCTGCCGCCGTCAACTGCTTTGGCGTGAGACCATGTTTTCCGAAATCGAACTGCTGAACCGTGTTGTCATTGGGCAACACTTTCGGGGATGTCCAAAAAGGTTTGTCCGCGTTCGCCACGTTGGCGGCGTCCCGGGCGAAAACCATCAGGTAAAGCGCCGTGCCCGGATCCCCGTTGTTGCATTGCGCTTCGATACGGTAAACTTTCTTTCCGCCAGCGGCCTCCGTCCACGGCTGGATATTATCGGTAAGCCCGGTAAAATTACCGGCTTTGCTCAACCCATCGGGCAAGGTGTCGACTTCATCGATGTCCAACCAGAAATTGACGTAATCGGCGGCGACCGTCTTGACCTTTTGCGTTGTGCTGACACACCAAGAGAGCGGCGTGGGCAAGCGCAACGGCAGTTGTGCCAGGTCCATGACGAAATCGCGGTTGATAGCGGGGTTGATCGGAATCGAAAGCTTTGGCTGCACACCGTCTGCAGGAACTGCCACCGTGTTGAAAAATTGCAGGAACACCAAACCAGCTCCGACAGGGTAATAGCCCTCAACGTTGCGCACATTCACAAAGGGCGTACGGATATCCGGCCCGAGCGACGCTTCGCTATCGCTGTAAATGGAGTTCGCGCCGATGATGTTGGCACCGCTCACGGCAACGCCGATTTTGTTCACGTGAACCCTGCGTAATCTTGCTTGTGGCATAAGTGGTCTTTCTACAGTTCGACTGTTGGTCGGTTGTAATACCTGCGCTGACTATTGGCATCCCCGCCCATCACAAAACGTTCATTGCGCTTGGGCAGTTTCCCGATGATTTGCGTCATTCGCTTTTGGAATTTCGCCAGTTTGGCTTGAGCGTCGGCGCCCTTCACGCCCGTGAGATATTCCGCCGCGGTGAAGAAAACTAAAATCAGGTCATCGATATCCGCAGTGTGCGCGTCATCGGTCAGCGGGTTGAGCGGTCGGCTGCCTACAAAGCGCAACGTCTGCGCCTGATTGGGAATTGGCCAAACCTCGACCTGTGTTGTGTTCGGAGCCGTAGCTATCAGATCCCATCGCAAAACGATACTGCCGGTGACACCGGCATCAGAATCAAAGCCGCCCGCAAATTCGTGTTCATCGATGCCGAATGGCAAACCTTCCATCATCCACTGCCCGTTCAGCTTAATATTCGCCTTTACCCGCGCATCCAAATTGATTGTCGCGGGGATGTTGTAGTAACGCGTCCCGGCCACCAGTGGCACGTCGGCGCGCGTTTTCATAAACGGAAAGTCGTACTCGTCTACCAGCCACTTTTGCTGTGTGGACAAGAGAGCTTTAAACATGTCGTCGCCACCAGGCGCAACGCTGCTGGACGAATCAACGCGGACTTCCGCTTTGAACATCGCCAGCAGCGCTGCAAGTGTGGTGCCTCGGGCCATGCGGCTTAATTAGCTTTCGGCGGTTTGTTGGCAGCCGGTTTCGGCGGTTTGTTGGCAGCCGGTTTCGGCGGTTCAGGAGCGGTAGGCACAGACGGTGCCGGAACGCCAAGACCATCGGCATTCTGTTGCGGTTCAGGTGTCGGGCCGCCCGATTTTTCGCGAGCAGCAACTTCCTCAGCAGCTTTAGCGCGGCGTTCGAGTTCGGCAGACCAACCGACCGATGACTTGGCCAAATAACCGTTTGGCGGATAACCAGCGGGATCGTAACCAGCGGCCACGTACTCCTCGATGGTCGGACCATCGTTGCGCAGGACGTTGGAGGCGGGCCCGGGCACAGGTGCGGCAGTTTGCTGCACTTGGATTTCAACGCCTTCGAGCGAATCGGCGATTTCTTCAAACGTGCTGGGCAATTGGATCCGCGCTTGCATGCCAAACACGGCTTCGAACGCGGGCACGTTCTTGTCGCCGACCTTGATTGTGCCGTGATACGTGCGGCGCAACCGTTCGATTTCTTCGGCGTTGGTGCGCGGGCGGGTCACTTCTGGCACAGGATCCACGGCGGGAACATGCACGCCACGATGCGAGTCGTAATAAGCACCTTCACCGCGCTTGGCAGGTGTTATTACGGTCACCGCTTCGCCTGGCTGCACGATCAAATCGACCAAGGGCGAACCATTTGCACCGGCGCGGTGCATGGCGTAAAGAATGAGCGCCTCGGCAGGCGTAACGCCGCGCTTGGGCAGCATGTGGGTGGGGTCAACCACCACTGTAACATTGGCAATCTTCATATTTTCTCCAAACTTGGTTTCGGTTGTATGGAATTGCGCCGGGCGGCTAGTGGAGACGGACAACCAAGTAACCATCTCGCGAGCCAGCCGCCGGCACACTCGTTATCGACCGACGCCAACGCCGACAAATCCGCCGAGACCAAAGTCCGAAATGTAATTGGTCGTGGTCGGTGAATTGGTGCCTGCAACGATGGTCGCGCGAAATCCCGACGCGCCCGAAAGAAACGCCGTAGTCGGTGTCACGTTGGTATACCAAACGTTCGTGCCGATGATCGGACCATAGGTAAACGAAAACGGTGCGTTGGTTTCGTAATACCTGCCGCTGGTCGTTTTGTAGATAAACACGGTGCCAGTGTTGGTCGTTGCCGTGGTCGCGCCGTTGATGCCAAAGAAGAATGAAACGTTGGTGGTTACCGTTCCATTCATGTCGGACCAATACGCCACATCGTTCCACGCAGGAACGCCCGTCACCTGTTGGAAAATGGCGTTGGTTCCATCCTTCAGCCAATAAAACGGACTGATGAGCCCGTTGGTCACATACGTGTTTGTCGTGAACAGCATGCTTCCCGGCGTCAATCGTTTGTAAACATTCAGGTTGGTGCACCCCCAATCGTTGGTGACCAGCACACCAGTGCCGGAATTGGTAATGGCTACAGACCAACCATCCGGGATAAACCGCGCGATGCGGTAGCCGATTGGTGTGCCGGTCGTGTAGCCCGAGCCGATGTTGACAGCAAAATTCGGCGCGGGCGGAATTTCGATGGCGCGCACTAGCGGCACGAGCAGCATGGCGAGCATGGCAACTAACACCAGCAACCCAACGATTGTGCGGGCGCTGTTCGATTTTTGATTTGTAATCTGCGGTTTCATATTTTTGTCGATGATTGTTAAAACGGTTTCGCCTCCCGGCATCACTGTCGGGAGGCACATTGCTTATTGCAGGATGCCTTTGTAGCAGCAGTCCAATTGGCGCGTGACCAAGCCGCCACGGTCTGTGGTGCTCATGAGCATCACAAACTGGTCAGACGGTTGGTTTTGGTTGGTAACACGGCCCCATTGTTTCTTTTGCGGGCGCAGGCGCAGCTTGCGGGAATCCCACATGTAGATGCTCTTGGCTTCGCCAATCTGATCCAGTGTCGGATCGTATTCGATTTCGAGACTGCCGACCTTGATGCCGCGCACCTTCACGTTGGTGAGTGCATCGGTCCAACCAGTTTGGGTGAGGAGCCCTTTGGCGCGCGCTTCGCGCTCGTAGGCATCGCAAACGTCGCTGCCTGCCAAAGCGACATCGAGTTTGCCGCCGTAATTTTCCAACTGCCGAATGTCGGCGTTGATGGTTTCGGTCAGGGTCTGGTCAGCCTTGCTGTATTGCAGCATCGGGAGCGCACCGCCCACACCAGTGCGGGCAATGTGCCTCCACCAGACGTTGACACGGTTGATACCGCCAGTGGCACCTTGGGTCGGATCATCCGTGATGATCGCTTTGATGCCGGGAATAGCTTTGGCATCCTGTGTGCCGTCAAGCCAGAGCGTCATGTTACGCGCATACATGATCGATTCCTGATAATCGGCTTTCTTGAGTTGGAGCGCGTCAAACAACTTCACCTGGTCGTCTTCGTTGGACTTGGTGTTATTGTCTTTGGAGATTTCCACACCTTGCATCATGAGTTCATCATGAGTGATCTGGAAACCAGCGTGCATCCAGCGCACCGGGAAGGTGGTTTGGATTGCGCCGTCGCTGGAACGGAAGGTGAGCACATCCGCGCCACTGATACCGACGTAAGAACCGGGTTGGTCTTTCATCAGCTTGCCCATGACAGGCTCGCGCAAATTGGGCTGGGCGACGTTACCAGCAGCGGGACCGGCCGCCGCGAAGTCCTGTTTGCTGTTCATCAAAATCCGCAGGAGCGGTTTGTTGCTGACATGCTGCAGGATGTCTTTCGGGTCTTTGGGGTTATTAAAATTTTCGAGCGTCGAAGCAATAATGTCCGCCGCAATGCCTACGTTAAATGCCATAACAATTCATCACTCTCTGCCGCTCGTCTGCCGCCCGGTATTAGCCGCCTTCACGTTCGCGCACCCGCGCTTTGAAGGCTTCCAATTCCGATGACGGTTGAGTCACGGCGTTTCTGGATGAGCCATTGTTGATGATTGGGCGCGCCGTTTTTGGTTTCGGTAGCAGCTGGCCAAGCTCGGTTTTCACCGCTTTCCATGCCGCGTCCAATTCCTGAACGATTTCTTCTTTGCTGAGCAAACCGCCTTTTTTCTCGGTAGCTTCCTCAATCATTCGCGTCCCACGGTCGAAAAATATTTTCTCAACCTTCGGAAAGTCCGGGTCTTTGCTCCAAACAAGATCGATTCGCTGCTGAATGGCGGTCTGCCGGTCGGTGACCAGCTTTTCTACCACTCGCTGCTGTTCAGTCTGTTCGGTTGCTTTGATTCGGGCGTCGGCATCCTTGGCCTTGGCCCGCGCTTTTTCGACCTCCAACAAGCGTCCCTTTTGCTTGTCGAATTCCTTCTGGTCAATCATCCCGTTATCCAGCTGCTCGGTTAACTTTGCCAGGTCCGGTTTCAGGTCATTGGAGCTGATCTCTAAACCTGCCCGCTCTTTGGCATCGGCCAACAACTGTTCCAGCATGGGCACGCTGGAAGCCGGATCGGTATCAAACCGCTCAATCAGTGAGACTGCATCGTTCAAACCTTGGTCGCCTTTTGTCGCCGTCCTTAACCGTGTTACCACCGTGTCGGACAACTTCAATTTTTCGACCTGCTGCTTTAGCTCCCTGCTCGAATTATCGAACAGTTTACGCAAGAGCGGTTTGACCTCGGCGAATTTTTCGCCAGTCACCTTTTTGAGCGCCTGCCATTCCGGCTGCTTGTGAAAAGCACCGTCAGACTGAGAAAGAACCTTGTCAGGATCATCGGCTTTGGGGTCAGCTTCTTTGCCCGGCTCATCCGTTATGGGCTTGTCGGCTGGCGCACCTTCCGGTGTTTCCGTTTTTGCGGTGGATGGCGAGTCCCCCTGTTCCCCTTCCTTTTTTTCGGGTTCGCCTGGTGGTTTGGTCTCGCGACCTTCCGCTTTGGCTACACGCTCAAAAAAGGCTTCACGTTCGCCTTTTGCGGGTGCTGATTCCGCGCTTTCAGCCGGCTTGTGTGCGGGTGATGAAACCGCTGTGGCATCGTTGGAGTGAGACGAATTCTCCAGTGGCGTCTCGATTACTTCATCAGCCATAAATCTTTTTGGTTATATTTGTCAACTGCAATCGTTCTAGCTGGCCGCTGCCGCTGGCGCCGGTTCTGGTTTGGCAGCGGGCGCATTGGGCTCTTTTTTCAACGCGTCCATATGCACCGTGCCCTTCATTTCATCAGCGGGTTTGTAGCCCTCAGCTTGTTCCATCTGCCGTTGGATTGACGGCGGCGCGTCCTTGTAATTGATGCTCGCTTTGGGCGGTGGAACGGGCGCTTGTTTCTGGCCGCCACCGGCAGCCGCATTCAGCGCTAGAATGCTCGGCGAACCTTTTTGATAGAAATCAGCCAGGCTCATTCGTGGGTCAGCCGCACGTAACGTCATTTTAGCAATCAACTCCGGCGAGATGCCGGGCAGTTGAATCAGCAACGGCAGAGCCTTCTGCATAATCTCCAAATCAAGCTGCCGATTCGGCGGCCCACTGGACCCGGCCTGCACCTGCAACCAGACATTCTGCGCAAACTCCTGCATGGTCAGCTCCGGCCAAACCGCGCCATCGCCAACTTTCTTTTTTACCGTTTCCGCGCGCATCGTCATGAGCAGAAGTCCCGCGCCTTTGGCCAGCATCGTGAAAAAATCCTCGAGGTCATCGATGTTCGAGTCGCTGGATTGCAACCGCGATTGAGCGGCAATGCGTGATTGCGTGGCAGTGTCGGCGTTGGTCGGCCCCAGATCGGCCTGTTGGCTTCCCGTTACTTCCAGCACGTCTTGAGTAAAGCGGCCGTCATTGAACACTTCGGGCTTAATATCCGGAACTGGCCCAGCCATGAGGATATCAGAGAGCTTTTCACCAGGTGCCAACATTTCGGCTAGAATCACCTCGTTAGTGCGGCGGGTTGTTGACAGCTTGGCCAAATCGCCCTTTTGAAATTTTGACGCGACTGCAACCCACCATGCTCGTGACGCGATGCGCGCTTCGATAAACTCTTGGCCAGACCGGTTCTTCTCTTTTTGCATCGGGCGCAGTAGCCGCACGTCACTTTTGGGGTAGCAGGTCACGCCCTTTTTCGGGTCGTTTTTCTCGACCTCGATTGGCCGGAACACCAGCGGTAGAATTGGCCAGAAGTAATCCCAATCAGGCTCAGGCGCTTTGGGTTCGCGCAGGAAATCTTTCACCCCATCACACACGACATATTCGTTGCCGGAATTACGATCGTAGATGAACCCGACCAACGCTTTATTTTCGAGCAACGGCATTTCACCGTCGCTGTTCTGCCGCGCTTCCGATGGACCGCCATTGTCGTTCTTCTTGCCATCCGGAGAATAGAGCCGCACACCTGTGTCGCGCAGACTGACGCCAAACTCGCGTTCGACGTCGGCTACGCTCATCAGCATTTCGTGACAGATACGCTGACAGCCGACAAAGCCGCGCAAACTCCGGCAGTTAGGATCCACGACGACTGACGTCGCGGGAAGGAAATCAAACACCACACCTTCGTCGTCAACTTCGCCCTCCGATTGTTCCTCTGCCTTTTGCGCCTGATACTGCTTGAACATCATTTCAAGCTCAGCCATGTCGCCACTGTCCTTTTTGGCGTCCGGCTCGCTCATGGCCATGACTTTGGCGCGGATAGAAGCTAGTAATTCATCCGGCCCCGTCTTAATGGCCGTGGCCGTTGGTGTGCCGCTCAATTCGCGGCGCATCAAAAGTTTCACGTAACCGACCTTGCACGTGTCCACGCGCGTGACCAGTTGTTTGGCCTGCTGTTTGAACGGCGGGTTTTGCGCGTCGATTTGGTTTTGGAAAAGCAACCGCAACGTGTTGCCAAACGCCTCCTCGTAAGCCCGCTGCTTCATGCCGCGCTCGTAATCCTCAATGATCATCTGCGCGCTATCGACTTCAGGCGGCACACTTTCAACGACACGCTGAGCCGCGGCAATATGATCCGGCGTCACATCCGGCGGCAAAGCCACACCAGGCTGCACGTGGCTAAGCAACAGTTTGGCCGCTTTTGCCGCGTCAATCTGTGGGGCGTACTGCTGCAGAATGGCGCGTGCGCCGTTCAAGCTCTCTTCGGTTTCGTCCCACACCTGAAATTCAAGACGCTCACGGCGGCGCGCTTCGAACGTGGGGTTTTTGGCGTAAAGCTGCGCTTCCCTCTGCATCAAGTGCCGCTGGGTGATATCGGCTTGATAGGGCAAACTGCCGTCCGCTCCGAGCACACCGTCAGGCCACTGCTTGCCGCCCGCGAAAATCATATCCTCTTCGATCTCTTTAAAGACCGGTTCCCAAAACTTGCGCGCGTTCATCCACCAATCGTTCAGCTCTTTGACCAGTGCGGCGCGCGAGGTGTCTTTTGGAGTTTGCGCCAGCGGATTGGGCAGTTTGCGCGTGGTCACGACCTGCACAACGGCTTTGATCGTGTCGCGGATTCCCATGGGTTGACTTTCAGTGCTCATATTAGTTTTGGCACATTTGAAACTGCGGATATGGGAAAGCGACTAATGGGAAAGGAGCCTCAACTCCAACGTAGATATTTCGCGCCTCTAGCCCCATGGCATCAGTCTCGGAGTTCATCGCTGCCAACGCAGTGCGAATTTTCCCAAGGTCGCTTGAAATTTCGCCGCGTTCAAAATGGTCAAGCAAATGAGCCTCGGTTGGTGCAATAATTGGCTTTTTCATTAATTTGTTAAAAAAGGTTTATCTTTCAATAAGTGAAGCGAGTCCTGCATACCGAGTCCGCCGATATAGTGGCGCCGAATGATTGGCCGCGCTGTCTTATCATCTTTTGACCAGCTCAGAATCCAAGCGGCAGCAAATAGGGCGCTGCCCTTTTCCACCGAAGAACTCTTCGATTGAGTGACCAGTTCCTCTACTGCAATGTCCGTTAAGCAAACTATGGGCTGTTTCATATTCAGTTTCTGTAGAATAAATTCTTCTCTGCGATTGCATGATCCGACACCATCGGTAGGCAATTACCGTTCTTTCCGTAAGGTCGTAATGCCCGGATATCTGCCTCTCGAGCCTTGGCCCATTCCTGAAGCTTTTCGAACGCGACCCGCGCGCGAGATTTCTTCTCTTCCGATGCGTTCGAACGCAGTAAAAACTCTTCGAATGCGTAAGCCGTTAGAATTATCGGAATAGTCCTCATACGAGAAATTTCCAAACAGCCCAAATGGTGAGGATGTGCCAGACGTTATCGACCACGATGCCGCTCCACGGCGCGCACGGCCCTGTCAGAAACGCTTGATAGGGCAAACTGCCGTCCGCTCCGAGCACACCGTCAGGCCACTGCTTGCCGCCCGCGAAAATCATATCCTCTTCGATCTCTTTAAAGACCGGTTCCCAAAACTTGCGCGCGTTCATCCACCAATCGTTCAGCTCTTTGACCAGTGCGGCGCGCGAGGTGTCTTTTGGAGTTTGCGCCAGCGGATTGGGCAGTTTGCGCGTGGTCACGACCTGCACAACGGCTTTGATCGTGTCGCGGATTCCCATGGGTTGACTTTCAGTGCTCATACAATCATTTCGAGGCAAACAACAAAAACAGGGCGTAACAAACCCACACGGAGCAAACGCATCCCAATCCGAAAATAAAAATGAGCGGGCCGCTGAAATCCCAATCTCCCCGGCTTTTGAACAAAGTTGGAATGGTCATGGCGAGCCAGAGCAGCGACAAAATGACCGGTGCCCAAATAGGCGTAACGTGAATGTGTATGTTCATCTTTGTGTCCTCTGTGTTTAAATCGGCAATCACCATTTTTTTACGTTCACTTCCCGGTTCTCTTGTCCCCACGAATGCCACTCGAACGTGCCTTTTTTGGCAGGCGGCGCGCCGGGACCTTCAGACTTTTGCAGTTGGTCCAACTTCATGCCGAGGATTGCTAGTGCCGCGACAAGGTCATCGTTCTTGCCGTTGGGGAAAGTCAACAACTGCTGGCGCGCCAGATGCCATTTCGGCCAGAATCGCGGCCAGCGCACCATGCCCATGGCCATGCGGTTGCGAATACTTTGGGAACGCCGCACTAAATCTTTGTCCTCGCGCAGCTCGTCGTCTACGACGCCGTAAACCTGCCGCTCGCGCATGCGCTTGAGCAAAAATGGTTTCACCGAACCGCTGATGTGGTCACGAGCGGCCCACCAATAAACGGGTTTATTGTCACGGATTAGGTCAATCCACTTTTCGGTCATCACCAGCGTGTCGGATTGTTCCCACCATGTTGTCGGCAGAATCCAAATGACATCGCTCGGGTCGATGCCAGCGAGCAACAAACAATGCAGATCGTTGGTTTGATTGCCGCGCACGGCGTGGTCGCTTGTGCCAAATATTTTCAGATACTTCGGCAGCTCCGGCGCGTCGTATTCCAACAGCCAATCTTTTTTAAAGTGATTACCTTCCGCCGGCGTCGGCTGACACTGGCCCTGAGTTTGGAATTCGATACGGACAACCTCTGAACGGCTGGTGCGCCTCTCATTCCAGAATTGGAAACCAAACCTTTCGGGCCAAAGCGGTTCATCGACTTCACGGCCCAACGGATCGTTCTCTTCAGCCAATGCTGGCAATCGCAACGTGGTCCATTTCGCGGCCTCGACCGGGTCATAGTGCGGATTGGTCGGGTCGAGTAAACGGCCCTGTACATCGTCCTCATGCTTGCGCGTGCCGATGATTACAGCCCAGCCAGTTTCCTCATTGAGGCGTGTCAGACAGTCGGCAATGAAGCAATGCCATGCCGCTTCGCGCACGGCCAACGATTGGGCCTCAGCCGCATTCTTGAAAAAGTCGTCAAAGATAATTCCACCGGCGCCGAAACCGCCGCCAATACCGCCGCGGCCGGAAAAGATTGCTGTCGGCCCTTTGACACCATTCTCAGCGTGTAACTGCAACCGGTCCATTGCCTGGCTGTCCTCGCGCATCCGGGTTCCAAACGCCAAACGATTTCCACTGCTTCGAAACACCTCTCGACAATCGCGCCCGTGCTCATTGGCCAGAGAATCGGCAAATGTGAGAATGATCAAATCGATCGGATTTTTCCTGACCATCGAACGGCCCATGACATACGGAACGAACTTGCGCACGCCCAACTCGGTTTTGCCGTGCCGATACGGAATCTCGATATTCAGCCGCTTGATCTGGCCGCTCTCGACCATCATCAAGGCTTCGGCAATCTTGTGATGATGCCGGGCGGCCCGATACTTTGATTTGCGCAGGTTGGTGGCGTCCGATGGCAACGGCGACGTGATCTTGGCAAACGTAATGAGATCCTGTCGCGCCACGCGCGCGTAGGTCAACCGCTCCTGCAGTAACTGACTGTCAGTAGCGCCGACCATAAGAATGAGAAACAAAAACCACATCACACAAATGCGCCTGATTCATAGGCGTCTTGTTGTTGTCGCTTGGTTAATTTCCGCGCCCGTTTTGCCTCTGCTTTTGCCACCGCTTGCGCACCGGTCAAAATCTTGGCTTCCATTTCGCGGTCGGTCAGCTCCCGGCTCAACGGGTTCGAGTTGGAGCGCGGCGGATAAGCGCCAATCTCACGGGCAGACCGAATCAGGTCCGCCATGTTCAAAACGCGCACCGCGCCGCCGGCGTTTGGATCCTTGACGCACTGCGCATTGAACCTGTCGTCAGTCTGGCTCATGCCTGCTGTGCCTCCAATTTGTCGAGCCGTTCCTTGGCAGCGGCCAACTCTTCGGCGCTCATGTCCTCGATATTGGCTGAGTGCGAAACCTTGCCGGAATGTTCCATGCGCGTGACTTCGCGATATTTCTGCGGTCGATTCGCCTTCAACCAACCGATGCACGCATTAGGATCCGGTGGGTAATACTCCATGAACGGCGTCTGAATCACTTCCCCCTCAAAATTGGTAAAATGGATCGCCGGAACCTTGCAACCAATCGCTCGGTTGTAATAAGCGGCCTCGACCTTGTCGGTTACAACTTCCCGGGCCTGCCGAACCGCCTCCGAAAACTCCGAAATTTCCGCTTTCCATTTGTAGAGGGTCGAGAGCGCCACGCCCAACGATGTGGCCACTTCCTCATCAATCGAACCGTGCCGATACATCGCAGCCGCGCGGTCGATATATTCGGGTTTGAACGCAAGTGGGCGGCCAAGCTTTTTGGGGTTGGCTGCTTTAACTCCTTTAACTGCCTTCCCGCTTGACGACTTGCGGCGTTTGGACGTCACAAACCGCACCCTCAGTGAAACTTTGTTGCAACGTCAAGGACATTTCGTAACCCACGCTCGTTCACGCAAAGCGCGCGCCAGCATTTCACCGGAACCGGCGCCACATCCCAAGATTATGATCGGTCCAATCATTTCGGTGATATGGCCTGTTGAAAGTCAGTGGTCAGATAATGCGGCGGCAGACCACCGAACATGGAAATGAACACCGGCTTGCCGTCTACCAGGTCCTGAAATTCCTCAGCACTTGGCCGCCACGCGACAACGACAATGGGAACGCCGTCGCACGATCCACCTCTGACTTGACCGGCGTAGGCAGGAAGTGTCGCCACTTGGCTTTCGTCCATGTCGCTCGGCGCACAAAAGTTTTTATTCAACTCTGGAAAATCAACGGGTGTCATAACTCAAACGTTAAAACAGGCGCAACTCGCACCTTCCCCAAGACTGAACAGTCGTTGGCGCACACCCACGCGTTTTTGTTCCTTCACGCCGCGTTTCTCTATGCCGCCGCAACCGTCGCACACCGGCTCTTTGCTCTTGACCATCGTCGCCTGGCTGCCGCAGCCGCAACGAAACTTGGTGACCGGCTGGCCGCGCAACATTGGAATAGAACCTTGGTCAGCGGTCATTTGTGCCATTCCTTTCCAAGCAGCTCGTTTGAAACAGAAGTGTTAAGCCATTTCGACGGGTGATCACGCTGCACCGCAATTGCGGCCAGTTCTTTGGCCCGCTGGCGATTTCGCGAAAAGAGCAGGCAAAATTCACGAGCCATGCGCGTCTTGCCTTCCCACAGCTCCTCAAACAGCGATGTTTTCAGGCGCAACTTTTCGTACAGATACCCGTCGTCTGCCCAGTTGCGTTTCATCGACTCGTTGTAGACTTCAAACCACTCCCGGCCAGTGCATTTTGGGGCAGTTCCCGAATCGGGAACCGGAAAGTTATTGACAGATTTTTCACCGTCTGTAAAATCACTCGAAATCCCCTCGAAATTCGATTTATTCGAAACTTCTAAATCATTATCTCGAATAATTCGATTCGAAGTACTGCTCGAGGGGCTCGAAGGCGATTTTGGTTTGACACTCAGCCGCGCAACCAGGTTCTTGGCTGCAATCGCTTCCAACTGCGTTTCAGCGATGGTGGCTTTGAGGTCCGGCTCTGGCTCAAACAATTCGTTCTGGGCTTGGCCGCTGGCCACGTCGAGCGCACGCAAATACCCGTCAAACGCCGCGCGATCGTAACGCCATCGCACCGACCAATGTTCGCTGGCCGGCAACACGCGATAAACCTTCCCGGCCATTGGCGAGTCAATCACCTGCAGGAACCCGCACAGTTGCAACTCATAGAACACGTCGGACACGTTGCCTTTGGAAATACCCAGCAAACCGCCCAATTCCTCGAGGTTAATGCCTTTGACCTCTTGGCGGCCACGGTCGAGTGTGGCAGTCACCATGAATTCGGCGACACGCGATTGGCGCTCGGTCCAATCCGCACGGACGATTTCTGATCTGACCAGCGCGGCTACAGTTTGAAAACGTGCGGGATTCGCAACCTCGGGCATACATCTGTCTGTTGACTGCCCATGCGAGTTCTCCTTTTCCGGAGCTATTGTCGACGGTCCCGCGCCGCCGGCCGTTCTCGTTTCATTTTTTATAGAATACCGTTCAACACTGCTGAATTGTTGTGTCGCTGTTGACGTCATGGCGGTCAGCGTTTGAAAATTCTTTCGCGCTCCATCCGCCGCAACGTCTCCAAAGGTGTTTCACCGGGCAGCATGTCGTAACCACAGCCGATACAGCCGCCTTTCCACGTGCCGATACCTTCGCCAACTTCGTCCGAAAATTTGACCTCAATCGAAGTCCTGACCATCTGTCGCGGAATGATCGGCCACCATCGCGCGCGCCAGGTCATGCGCACCACATGCACAGTCGCGGTGCGAGCTTGAATCTCTCCGCTCTTGCGTTTGTAGGTGTAAGGATAGTCCTGCGACACTGAAAGCTCCGCTTCGGCCCTCGTGCGCATTCCTTCCATATCGAAACCGCGCCGGCGGTTCTTTTTATTTTCAGACCACACCGTTTGCGCGAGACACGGAAGATTCGCTTTGTGCTCCAACACTTCTGTTGACCACCAATCAAGCTGCCACGGAAAGTTCCAACAATACGTGTGCCGATACCACGGGTCGCTCGTGGTCGTACTCATCGAGTATGGCAACGGATAAAACCAAATTGCGGAACTGTGGATGCCAACGCCGGAGTAACACTCTTTGCAGCGGAAAACCCCTTCCAAGCCGATATAGACCGAAAACAGCCACGGCAGGCCAAAGGAGAGCATCACACCATCTTCGTTGTCACCATGACCAAACCACAACTGCAAGTGGAACGTCGTAGCCGCGCGGCCAAACAACCATTCGCAAAACGGCTCTAATCGTGAATGCCAGCGGGCGCGGCCATGCCAAAACATCGACCCGCCATCGTTCAAATTTTGTCGGAATAGATTTTTCATTTTGTTAAAACACGAGTCCTAGTTGCTTCACAATCTCGTAGGCAGCATTTACCTCAGCCATTTGCGCGTCACTGCCGCCAACGTCTGGGTGAGCAGCCTTACTTCGCTGGCGGTAGGCTTGTTTGATATCGGCGGAGCATGCGTTTGGTGGAACTCCAAGCACTTCGTGCCACGGCTTTCGAATGTCCGGCAGTGCTTTGAACCCTGAGAACATCGCTTTGATCATGTGTTTGGCTCCCCAACGTTCCATGCCCCGCATTGCCTCAACGGTCAGAGCGATGGCCTGAATGTTGTGTTCAATGCGGTGCCAGCGGTCGCACGGAATAGCCATCTGCTGGCCTTCGTATTCGAAATAGGCACACACGCCAGATTCTTTTGGGTTGTCATGTCCGAGCGTGTAATTGCTCGAGAGCAGCACGTTTTTTCCGCCCATCAATTCAATCTGCCTTTTCAGATTGGCCAGTGCCGCGGCCAACGTCTGTTTGAACTGGCCGGATTGGCGTTTTAGCGGTTCTGTTTTCGGCCAACCTGGTGGCCAACTCAAAGGGTATGCTGTGCGATTGTTGCTCATGGTGTTTTGGTCGGACTCCACTTGATGACGATTCCTTGGAACGGCAACGAGCGGTGCGTGGCGCGAAACCAATCGGCCATCGCATTCAAATTCTCAAAGCCATCCGCGCGGGCAAAAGCTTCCTCTGCTGTTGTCGGAAAAAAGTCCTCGGCGATGTTCTTTCCATCTAATCGAATCGTGCAGCCATCGAACCAAATCGTTTGCACATCGGTAATGACCGACTCGCGCAAAACCCGTTGCTTGCTTCGATACGGTTTACCAATCCACTGGCGCAGGCTGATCCTCTGGCCAACTTTTGGCATTCGCTTTGGTGTAGGTCGAACCGTCTGCAGTTTCGCGCCGGATTTAACCAACAGCGCGAATTGCGCCTTGAACATTTTGACAACCAATCCAACGACCGGCGCCGGTTCCCGATTCGGGAACTTGATATTTCCACGGCAATGACACCGCGCGATTTTGCGTGCAGCTTTGTTAACCGGCGGATGTTCATCGCCGCACGATTGGCTCAGCCTCCGTTCCCACGCTTCGCAGGTGGCCACGATGCACGCGAGCTTACGGCGCATCTTCGCAATCCTGCCGTAGTCACCTTCGACCATGCGGGAAGCCTCGATTAAATCGGTCTGGTGCGTTTGCAGAACATGCAGCCAATCCATGTCGCACGAGTAGTTGCGGGTGATTTGTGGCATGTCGCCAAAGCACTGCAACACTTCGTCCACGGTGGACCGCTGCGACTCAACCAATTTGCGGAAAGCTTTGTTCATGCTCGTTCGTGTGGCTCTTTGTAGGGCACGCCGCACAATTCAAACACGTGCCGCTCCGATGTTGCCGGGGTTACTTCACGGGTCGCACGGTCGGTCACGCCGCAACCGTAGGCGTTGAGGCTTTTATTGAATCGTTGCGCCCCAGTGGTCAGTGCAAGGTTGGTGTCTTTGCCCCCGGTGCGGATGACCAGCGAAACCCACCAATTTTTATGATTGGTAGCAAACAGGTCCAACGGGATGCCGCTGGCGACGTGAATCAAAAATTTGTTTTTGGGGCCGCACGTAACCGCGCCATTCACATTGGGACGGAAAGCCAGCACGCCAGACTTGATCAGTTCACTTACAAACTTATCCGCCTTGTCCTCTACCTTTTGGTCAAACAAACCATCTGGCACAAGGCTGCACTTTGGCACATAAAGCAACTCCATGTCGCCAACATCGAGTTTCTGCCTACGGATGCTGCCAACGATTTCAATTTGCTCACAGAACGGTCGTAATTGCTCCATGACACCGCGCGCGGTGAATGCTGCCAATTCCAACGGCCAACGTTTTGTGTTATCGCTCATGGTTAATCACGGTCACCTGCTGGCAAACAACTGCGTCCGATTGCGCACCGAGCGTTTCGGTCAACGGCCTGCAATGTCCGTTCGACAGAAATCAACTTGTGGCCCTGTGTTGCCGGTTTGCCGGTCGCGATAATACCGGCTTCAAACTTCTCGGTTCGCGTCATCGGCGTGAGCTGTTTCGGTTCCTTCGTGCAAATCTTTTCCAACCGCTCGCACAAATGACATGCGAGCGTCGGCAACGTGCCCCAGTGTTCCGGCTTCGGATCCACTAAGGTTCCGTCCGCGTTGAACACACCAGCGCACCATTGGCAACGGGTCATGCGACCATCCTTTCCATAGCGCGCTGTCTGATGGCACCTGGCACCGCGCCGCGCGCGTGAGATTTTACGGATGCTTCCAGTGCGTCCAAATCGGCTTCGATGAAATAATAGTTCCCGCCGATTTTAACGTAGGGAACAGCCTTGCTCTCCACCCAACGCATGACTGTTCGGCGACAGACCGGATAACGCACGGTCATATCGTCAACGTCGAGACGCCCGCCGCCTGCTGCCTGTGGCAACCGGTCAACTTCGATTTGCAACACCGTCCCTTCCGGGATTGTGCTACCACTCGATTTGACTTTGGCCACAAGCAGCATGGGCGTCTGGGCAACTAGGTTTGCAAAACAGGTTCGTATTGTTCCTCGGGAACATCGAACGTCCACGCCACAGCTTCCCGTGCGCGGGTGACCGTCGGCGGCACGCGTAAGAAATAATCCTTGAAACTCCCGTCAGGTTCAGCGGTTGAGTTAACCACCTTAACCATCACCAGCGGTTCATCGCCGGGAATCTCCTTGCTATAGAGAGTGCCAAAATCGTCATGGTGAATTTCCTTCGCCCCTGAATCAACCAGGTAACGCGCCATCCCATACCGCTCGATCATAATCCGGCGCACCTCGGCGTTTTCCTCAGTTTCGATGTGTTTGACCGTGATCCAATCAGGTCGAACCACAACAAACGCAGGCACCATCACACCGTGCCAGAAATAAAGATTCTCAATGTCAGATTCCAACGCGGCATACTTATCGTTGTGCATCCGGCGGCCACCGCCTGGCATCTGCTCCACATGCACAGTCGGTTTGGCAAACCAATACAAGACCTCATCAGTCCAATAAAGTTGCCAACAGCCAGCTTTGAACGCCTCAAACACCGGCTCAGACCAAGCGAGCACTTGTGGCAGATTCAGTTCCTTGGCGCCGAAATAAACCGCCGACAGATACGACATATCCCAATTCCACCACCAGTCGTGCATGCACCACGAAGCGAAACGTTGCAAAGCCATAGTATCATCGGCACCATTGATTGCGGCTATGGCGTCTCTGGCGGCTCTGGCGGCTCTGGGGTCTCTGGCGGCTCTGGCGGCTATGGGGTCTCTGGCGGCTCTGGCGGCTATGGCGTCTCTGGCGGCTCTGGCGTCTCTGGCGGCTCTGGGGTCTATGGCGTCTATGGCGTCTCTGGCGGCTATGGCGTCTCTGGCGGCTATGGCGTCTCTGGCGGCTATGGCGTCTCTGGCGGCTCTGGGGTCTATGGCGGCTATGGCGTCTCTGGCGGCTCTGGCGGCTATGGCGTCTCTGGCGTCTCTGGCGGCTCTGGCGGCTATGGCGTCTCTGGCGGCTATGGCGTCTCTGGCGGCTCTGGGGTCTATGGCGGCTATGGCGTCTATGGCGTCTCTGGCGTCTCTGGCGTCTCTGGCGTCTCTGGCGGCTCTGGCGTCTCTGGCGGCTATGGCGGCTATGGCGGCTCTGGCGTCTATGGCGGCTATGGCGGCTCTGGCGGTTGTGTCGTCTCTGGCGTCTCTGGCGGCTCTGGCGTCTCTGGCGTCTCTGGCGTCTCTGGCGGCTCTGGCGTCTCTGGCGTCTCTGGCGGCGCGCGGTGTAATGCCGGCACGCTTGGCGATATCATCCAGAATCTCGTTAACTTGCTTCATCAGCACCGGCTCATCACAAACATTCCAGCCCCATTCGAGGCACTTGATTTTTCGATTAACGCCAAGGCTATTAAGATACTTTCCGAGCGAATTAACCACTGCCACAGCATCCAGTTTGCCCGGATACTCGCAGGCCTGTTCAAATTGCGGGTCGACCATAGAAACGCCTTTCGTTAATCCGCCACGTTACGAATCGCCTCCGGTGAATACTCGCGCTGGCGACGCACACGATATTTACCAGGCGGCAACGCAATCGGGCCATGCTCCTGATGCACCACTTCCGTTGCCTTCTTGACCTCGATAAACTGGGCTGGCACGCCAGTGCCCTTCCACCAATCCGCATCGCGCATATCGATAGAATGATGGTGGCCGGTCGCCTCACCGTGAGCCAAAATAATCCGGCCATTTTCAGGCGGCGCTTTGGTCACATTCGTTGGAATTGAGGGCACCCGTTCAATCAAAACGTCGCCCTGGCGGTAAATAGTCGGTTTGGTCTTTTTCATATTTTTATGGAGTCGGTTATTTGTTGTCGAAAAGGCCCGGCCAGAAATGTCACGCGCGCGTCGAGTAACGGTTTGTGTTCTGGAAATTGGCAAAGCAGGGCGTTTTTTAACTCTTCAACTTCTTTCGGGCATCGCTGATATGTTGCCATAGGGGTGTTTCTATCGTTGTTGGTGTGTTACGCCGGTTGCATTTCCGCATCCGGCTCCGCTATTTCGAAAGTCGGGCGCTTTTTTCCATCGGGCATGATCACTTCCAGATTGTGGATCGTAAGAAGCCCGCCCAACGTCCAATTGCAGCCCTTGTCCCACTTCTCGCCGCGATGTTTTGAGGCAATTCCTTTATCGCCTTGCCGTGTGAACCTGCCAATGCAGCTAAACGCGATATAGCCGTGCACATCGTCTTTGGTGCCGCCACTGGCAATCACCGCGTCCTTGAGTTGTCCAACGCTCTGGACCGTGCCACAAGCTGGGCATACAAATTTCCAGTCTTTAGCTTTCGGCCCGAATCTGCGCTGGCACTCGTTCAAAAACTCCTCTTGGGTCATCGTGTTCATAACGTTTTAAATTTTCCTCGCCGCGCACCCGCAACCAATCAGATGCGGGCGAGGGTTATTGGGCTGAGGATCACGCATCAGCCCGAAATCGCCGATTCTTCGCGGGCATAACGCCGCGATGCCGGTTCAAACTCACAAACGCTCGTCGGTCGATTCTCAAAACCAGCCGCGGCCCAAATCATTTCACGGTGTGACCAATCGAGTTCACACGCGATGGCGTGGAACGCCAAATGCCGGGTATGCGGCTGCATCTCGGAAACGATCGAGAAATAAGCCTCGAACAGTTCGCGCCGCGCCGATGCGTAACTGATGAGGTTTGAAAGATTGACTGATGTGACCAACGCGTAAACATCGGTGCTCGTTAACGGGGCCGTGCAGGACTTTCCAAGGTGGCCGGTGCTCATTTCCCCGCACCTTGTTTGTGCGAACGTTGCCGCTCACTGCGCGGTTGCGTGAGGTTTGGTGCAGACGGGCTACCAGCCGCACGCAACACCGTTTCCAAGTAATTGGAAAATGACCGCGATTCCGACTGCGCCAATCGCTTGCCAATCGCAATTGCTTCCTCGCTCAGGTTCACATTCACGCGCACCTTTTTACCCTCTGAAATTCTGTTCATGCTGCAAACATACACAACTATTACACCAAACGTCAACAATTATTTTACGAAAAAGAAAATCGGCCGTTGACAACCTGTGTAAGAATTGTGTAGAACCTCATCACCTTGAAAAAACGAGTTCAAATCAGCATCAACCCAAACCTGCTTGATGCCGCGCGCGATCTGATGGAAAAACGTTTCTGCGACAGCTTTAGCGAATTGCTTGAAGTTCTGATTCGCGAGGACCTTGACCGCAGGGAAAAAGAAGCCGGTCGAGGCGCTTATCCACCAAACACTCCACGCGCCATCGATCTAAACGAGGTGCCGATTAAAAAGAAAAAATGAAACAGCCGAAGCTTGATCATTGGAAAGCCGCCGCAAAAGTAGAGTGGACCGTTGAAGACTGGGCCACGTTCTACCACGCCATTAACCGCGCCCTTCGCAAAATCGCCAAACGTCACTCAGTTCCCGATTCAGGAACCTCCGTTTCCTCCGCGCCCTCCTGTTAAAAATGAACCGCCGAAAAAAATCCAAGCCCATCGAAATCACCGAAGGCTCGGTGACGGTGAAAATTTACCCGACACCTGCCAAGGTGGCTGGGCGCGTCTATCAATCGTGGACGCTCAAATATTGGCTGGCTGGGGAACTCGTTCGCAAACAATCGGCTGACCTCGGCAAACTCACCATCGAAGCGCAGAACGCCGCGCGCAGGATTGCCAACGCGCAAACGGCCACGCTCACCATGACCGATGCGCAGGTGGCTGAATACAGCGCCGCAAAAGATAAGGTGGCGACCATTGCGCTGCCGCGTCCTCTCAACCTCATCACCATTGCTGAAACCATCGTGGCGGCTCTTACTGCCCTGCCCCAGCCACAGCGTGACCCGCAATTCATTATCACCGCGTGCCACGATTACGCCGCGCGCAACCGCAACGTGACCCCAATCACGGTCAGCAAACTGAACGGAGAATTTCTAGCGGCCAAAACCAAGCAGCGTTGTGACCATCGCCATCTTAAAGACCTGCGCGTGCGTCTGGACGTGTTTGCCGAGCATTTCCAATGCAACGTCACCCATATTGCCGCGCGTGATTTTCAAGACTGGGTCGACACGCTCAAAGTCGAGTCGCAAACCAAGCTTAATTACATCCGCGCGGTTAAAAACGCTTTCACTTACGCCAAGTCGCGCGGTTATCTGCCGCGCGACTGGAACGAGCTGACAGAAGTTTCGCCCGGCATCCTGCCTGAGACCATCGTTACCATCTACACACCGGCAGAGATGGAAAAGATTTTGCGCGGCGCCCTTGGCCAGATTCCGCTGCTTAAAAAAGTGACGTGGACGATTCTGGACGTTGCTGCCACCGATAAAGCCGGTCGTGACGTGACCAAGGAACTCGGCCACACGATCACTGATGCGGACCGGGAAGATTTTGGCAAGCTCGTGCCATTTGTCAGCACCGGCGGCTTTGGCGGCCTGCGCACTGCTGAACGGTGCCGCACCAGTTGGACGGATTTTAATTGGGAGACCGGCAACATTCACGTGACCGGCAAACGCACGCGCGGTCGCACCACACGTTCAACCAGCCGGAGGTTGGTGCCGATAAACGAAACGTTGCGCGATTGGGTTGCCGATTACGTTCCCAAAAAAGGAACTGCCGAAGAGTCGGCTTGTATAGTTCCGATGAGCGAGCAAATCGCCATCCGCAAATTTGCGTTGCTCTGCCGCGCCGTTGGCATCGAACCGAAAGATAACGCACTTCGCCACAGCTTCATCACGTATCGTTGCGCGGAATTGAAAGGCAACAAGCACCAGGCAGCCCAAGAGAGCGGTAACAGCCCGGCCACGATCGAGAAACATTATTTGGAGTTGGTGACCTCGCAACAAGCAGCCGCATGGTACGGCATCCGTCGCGAAGCCGCCGCCAACGTCACGCCATTGAGGAAATCTGCATGACCGAAAACGATATCAACATTGCAATAGCAACTGCGTGCGGATGGGAATTAAAGCCGCGCTTGTTTCACAACGGGCAGTGGCAGGACATTCCTACGTGGGTAAAATCGGAATACTACAAAGGGAAGCCGGACGATTATTGCATGGCTGGTCAGGCCATCGGTCAACAGCCTCCGAACTACTGCCGTGACCTAAACAAAGTTCGCGAAGCGGAGCAACAACTGATCGTCGGGAACTACTCGCTTTTTTCGGGAGACACACCCGTGCAGTCGGAATACGCGAGGCGCGTTGGAACATTTGCCGACGCACTTAAACGGGCCAGTGAAATCGTTAGCGTGCTTCGTCTGTCACAAAACGGGCACAAAGAAACGGGGTGCGTGTGATTTTCCTAGGAAAGTTGAAGGAATATGGCGGTTTAGCAAACCGCCGCTTTAGGCCACTCAGCCACCTCTCCGCTAATCCGGCTACACTAGCACGTCACCCGATAACAAAAAAGCAGAATTTGCGTTAGGTGCAAATGACTGTTTTACCGGACAGCCGCCGTGTTTTTTGTCGGCAGGGTCAGGATGAGCACGGTCCCGGCGGCGAAAAGAGCGGCACTGTAGCCGAATGCCGCAGCGATTCCCGTTCTCGCCCACAGCACCCCAACCACAATGCTGGAGACAAAGTCGCCAAGGCCATTCACTGTCGCCAGCACGCCGAAGGCCATGCCGTGTTGCGCTTCGTCGACCAATTCGGCGCATAGCGAGTCTTCTACAGTTTCTTCCAGAGCCACGTTCGTGCCGCCGAGAAAAAAGATGAGGACAAACGTCCACACGTTTGCCGGAAGGAAGATGATGGAAAGCGCCATTAGCAGGGCGAGTGTGTAGCCGATTGCCAGCACGGTTCGTTTCGGGAATCGATCTGCCAACCAGCCACCGACGTAAGCGAAGGCAGCGTAAAAAATATTGTGCAAGACATACAAACCGACCGCGATGCTGGCCGCACGATTCGCTCCCCAGACGGGCGTTAGTCTCTGGGTCGCGAGCAGAATCAACATGGTGTGGGCAAACGCGCCTGCTCCAAATAATCCGACCGCAACCAGGAACCGGCGATATAATGGCGGCAACAGTTTGAGCCGTTGTCCGAATGAAATATGTGAAACTGGCTTGCGCTCTTTTTCGCGGACGAGAAAAGCGATCAGCACCGCAGCCATCATGCTGGGAATCAAGGTGACGACAAACAGGCGCGGATAGCTGTGGTGGAATAGCGGTAGCAACAGGAACGCGGTGGCCGGCCCGACGATTGCGCCGCAGGTATCCATCATGCGTTCGAATCCAAAAGCGCGCCCATACGTTTCGCGGGTGACTGCGCCGGCGAGCAATGCTTTGCGAACCGGTGTCCTGACACCACGCCCGAGCCAGGCGCAGGAGCGCGCGATTAAAAC